AAACTAATGGAGGTAATTAACAATGAAGAGCATGACTAAGTATGAATGGAATGAGGAATTTTACAAAGAATTAGTAAAAGATTATAATTACAGATTTCCCAAGTTTATGGAAATTAGTTACCCTAATCACAGTGAGGAAAGTATTAATGAGTAACTCAAATATTCTCCCTAACCGAGAAGCGAACGCCGCCGATTTTAAGACACAAAATAATAAGAACTCGTACGTCACTAAGTATACAAGAGGAGGCAAATATGGGAAGCAATTAGTATGCCCAGAATGCGATAATATTATAAGAGTTTATCACTTTTCTTTCAGCGGATTAACATGTCCTAAATGTAAACAATCAGTAGACAAATATAGATGGAAAGTATTAACAGTTCAGGGCCAATTAGGGTCTGATAGTAACAACAATGGAGGGTAATTCTGTGACACAAATGTATACACGACACGGTAGAAGCCCTGTAAGTAAACAACATTTAGAAGCATTAGATACACTCTATAAATGTTATCATAATCCAAGTAATTCGGAAGGAGATAAGAAGTTTTATTGGGCGAAAATACAACAACTAACTAACAGTCTAACAGAGTAATCATTGTACTATCTAACATCGTAGTTTTCCACAGTTATTGATACTTTCTGTGGAAAACTATTGTAATTAGTGTTATTTTGGTCTAATAAATAGCAAATTAAATATACTTTTGTTTTCTAAACGTTTTCCACAAGTTGTTAGTAATGGGGAGTTAATCTGTGGAAAAGGTATCAAATAGTGTGGAAATTGTGTTGATAAATGTTAGTTTCTTTAGTGATCTTAGCGAGTCGATTATAACACGAACTCGCAAATATTACAAGACCTCGGTAATATTTTTTAGTACTATCTTCGTTTGCTTATATAACAAGAATAGTACATAAATATACTATCAGTTATTGACAGTATCTCTCAGGTATGTTATAGTAACTAAGTAACACTTACAACGGGCTAATCCTATGTCAGTTCTTTACAAATACGGACAGAAGAGTAAGTATAGAATAACACTAGAATTAGACGTACTAGATGACTTTAACCCTCACGATATTGCATGGGATAAAGTATTCAATTTGGACAGTAATCATGAGTCTATTAAGTATTACATAGAGGACATGAGTTAGCTGTCAGTTCTTATTAGTTAAGGAATACACAGTTGTTATCACTTAGCAGCCTGCAGTTTGTGCTTCTTAAGTATTACAAACTGTGTGTGGGCATTGTTGACACTTATGGCACGAATATGCTATAATTGTTATATGCGTATTGACAGTATTTGCGGTTGTTGGTTGATGCCGTGCCGTGGGGCGTTGCCGTTTATAAAAAAGATAGAGACCCTAACCTACAGAGGTGACAATTCGAGATGTATATATAAAAATCGCCAAAAATTTTCTGAGGTAAAAAACCCCTTCACTACCTTTTTAATATGAGACATGATATATTCACTACACCTTTGTGGCATATAGAAGGAGCACCCCAACAATTAGTAGATGAGTTATATCAAGGAGCATATGAATTTAAGAAAAAATATCCAACAACAAATAGATCGAATGAAGGAGGCTATCAAACACCTCTTTTAGATTGGAAAGACTTTCACCCGCAAGGCATCCATTATATCAATAGTATAGTAGGTGATATTATTGGAGAATTTAAAGTAACTGAATGGTGGTATAATATTAATGAAAAAGGACATTGGAATACTCCTCATACTCATCCAAATTCTGATCTTGCATTAATATTATACTTAACAGATAGTGATGGTTTATTATCTTTAATGACTCCCTTTCCTCAAAGAAGAATTGATAGGTATGGAGACCATATAAGTGTTGATGCAAAGAAAGGAGACATGGTAATATTTCCGAGTGACATAATACATTTTGTGAAGGCTAATGAAAAAGAAACAGATCGAATTTGTATATCAATGAACTTGCAATTATGTTGAAATTGATATATAATAGGTGAAGGACAACGACGACTTATGTACGACGAAACGACCTATCACATCTATGCACAAGATAGATGTCTTTATGCAAATCTCCCTGAAGAAGAATTTGAATGTACATGGGAGATGTTAAAGGTAATGGTCGGATTGTTAAAGACAGATTATACAGAACAAGATTTATCATATATTAAACTCGGAGCAAAATGCGGCGTTGGTGGGCCAGGTAGGGTTATCCCTCAACCAATGTGGGAAGAAGATTCATATTGACAACATATATAAAAAGATGTTATAATTGAGATGAAATTTCAATCAACGCTATGGCAAAAGGATTTACGGTAAAAACTGTACCACCGAAGAAAAGCAAACAACCAGATTGGGATATACCAGCTATTAAAGAAAGATGGAAAGGAAAGAAGATAGTATTTTGTCTTCCAGGTAGAGGAACTTCTTACATCTTTTTAAAGAATTTTGTACAACTGTGCTTTGATATGGTACAGAATGGAATGAGTATTCAGATTTCACAAGATTACTCTTCTATGGTAAACTTTGCACGTTGTAAAGTATTAGGTGCAAATGTTCTTCGTGGTCCTAATCAAGTACCTTGGGATGGTAAACTAGAATACGACTATCAGTTATGGATTGACTCGGATATTGTCTTTGATACTAACAAGTTCTGGCAATTATGTGACCTTGCATTACCTGCTGAAGGAACAGAAGAGCGTCCTATTTCAGCTGGTTGGTATGCTACAGAGGATGGGCAAACTACTTCTGTCGCACACTGGTTAGAAGAAGATGACTTCCGTAAGAATGGTGGAGTCATGAATCACGAAACAGTGGAGTCGATCAGCAAACGTAAGAAACCATTCACTGTAGATTACACAGGCTTTGGATGGGTAATGATCAAGAACGGTGTATTTGAAGACGAGAAGATGACATATCCTTGGTTCGCACCTAAAATGCAACAGTTTGAGTCTGGAGCAGTACAGGATATGTGCGGAGAAGACGTTAGTTTCTGTTTAGATGCTATCGATGCAGGTTATGACATCTGGTGTGACCCTAGAATACGTGTTGGTCACGAAAAAACTCGTGTTATCTAACGAACGTGTCTCGTAAAAACTACCAAATTGTCCATCAGGGACAAATAATTCATCAAAATCTGAGTATTGAGGAGTGTGCTCAGATTTTAGATGAGTTATCAGCTGATTTTTACGAAAATAATCTTGATCCAAATGAACTAAAAGTGGAGGAATCTTAAAAATGCCGATGAGAAGTGCTTTGGGTGGCGAAATTGTCGAAGCCGTACCGAAAAAAACTCGTCAAGGAAGGGGAAAACACACAAAATATGCCGCTTCCTCTCGAAATAAAGCAAAAAAACGTACCAGAGGTCAAGGCAAATAAAAAAGTGAGTGGATAAGGTGCTAAATAAAGTTATATTTGCTAAGTAATAGTGCCTGTCCAACGTATAAGTAAGTCATTTAAGGACATTAGTATGTCTTTTCAGGTTAATCCGTTAACCAATGACCTTATTGCGATTAAAAATACAACAGCTATTGCTCGTTCTCTAAGGAATTTGGTTCTTACCACTCCTGGAGAACGTTTTTTTAATGAAAACTTGGGATCACAAGTCAATAATCTCTTATTTGAGAACGTTGATGACATTACAGCGATGTCTGTAAGGTCAGAAATCATTAATGTTATCGAAAATTATGAACCAAGAGTTAAATTAATCAGAGTTAGTGTTAATGCTAACATTGATGACTATAATATGGACGTAATAATTGTTTATGAAGTCGTTGGAATTGATATTCCACCCCAAGAATTGTCATTTGTGCTAATACCAACAAGATAAATGCCATTAGTTAACTTTGCTAATCTGGATTTTGACCAGATTAAGGTATCAATAAAAGATTATCTCAGGGCCAACTCCAAATTTACGGATTATGACTTTGAGGGATCTAATTTATCCTCAATTATTGATATACTTGCCTATAATACGTATATCACCTCCTACAATGCCAACATGGTATCGAATGAGGTGTTTCTGGATAGTGCTACATTACGAGAAAATGTAGTTTCCTTGATACAAAATATTGGATATTTACCTAGATCAAGAAGAGCAGCAAGACTTAATGCGTCATTTTACGTAGATACATCAGGATATTCTTCACAACCTCAAAATATTAAATTACACAAAGGAATAGTAGCAACAACAACTGCATTTGCAAACGAAAGTTATACCTTTGTATCATTAGACGATATTATAAGACCAGTTAATAATAATAGAGCATTATTCAGTAATATTGAACTTCTTCAAGGAACCTATATTACTACTAATTTTACAGTAGATTCTTATGATCCGAATCAACGATTTATCCTTCCAAATAGTGGGATTGATACAACTACTATTAAAGTAACAGTAAAACCTTCTAGAAACTCAAATACTAGTAGAATTTACCATCAAACAGGTGCTGTAACGAGTTGTCATGGGCATTATACAACAAATCAGACTCTATTTGAAGTAAATAGCGAATCACCTATCTATTGGGTGCAAGAAATAGAAGGAGAAAGGTATGAATTAATCTTTGGAGACGGTATTTTTGGTAAAAAACTAGAGGCTCCTTCTTATATTGAAGTTTCTTATGTTATATGTGATGGATTAGATGGAAATGGAGTATGTAACGTTAGTTTTAGTGGTACTTTAAGTGATGCTAGAACTGCTGGAGTAACATTAACCTCTGGTATTTCGCTATTTAACGTGACTACATGCTCACATGGAGGTGCTGAGATTGAAGATATAAACTCTATTAAGAAATATGGTCCTAGAGTCTATGCATCACAGAACAGAGCAGTTACTGCTGATGATTATGAAGCATTAATTCCTAATGTATTCCCTGAAACCGAGGCTATTTCTTGTTATGGAGGAGAAGAATTAAGTCCTCCTCGATTTGGAAAGGTTTTTTGTGCTGTAAAACCTGTAAATGGAAATTATTTGTCAAATGCACTCAAAGAAAACCTTAAAACTACAGTTAGAAAGTATAATGTAGGTGGAATTGACCTAGAATTGACAGATTTAAAATATTTGTACATAGAACCAGACATAAATGCATATTATGATTGTAATTTAGGAAAATCTAGAGAAGATATTATAAATGCAATAATAAATGCTATTGCAGAATATAATAGAAGTGGGGATTTAGGTAAATTTGGGGCAACTTTTAATTTTAGTAAATTCCAATGTATGATTGATGGTGCTGATCCATCTATTACCTCTAATATTACGTCTATAAGGATCAGAAGGGATCTCAGAGTAGCGTTAAATAGTTTTGCGGAATACGAACTATGTTTTGGAAATTGTATGTTTGTTAAAAACTGCAAAGGCCATAATATTAGAACTACTGGATTCCATGTTTCGGGGATACAAGGAATGGTGTACCTCTCAGACAAACCAAATGAAGATGATCATTCCAAAGGAACCATGTTCTTGTTTAGATTAATGTCACCAACTCAACCCGATATTGTAAAACAAAATGTAGGTACTATTGATTATGAACATGGAGAAATAAAATTATCTCCTATTAATATTGTAGATACTGATGTTTATATTGATTTTCCTGTGATTGAGTTTGATGCAGTACCTTGTTCTAATAATGTACAGGGGTTACATGATCTCTATTTGCAACTAGGAAATGGTAATGGTGATGATGGAAGTGGAAATGGAAGTGGTATTGATATAAATGCTGCTTGTGACACTGAAGATCCTGCTGATAACTATGGTGATAATCTTTTAGTTCGTGGTGTACCTCATTTTGGATGTAATACCGATGGAACTGTGACTACAACTACTGAGACAGTTGATAATGCTGATGGTTCTTATACTGTAACAACCACTTCAGTAGGTAGAACAGAGACTGTTACATACTATCCTGATGGACGTACAACTATGACGTTTTCTCAAGCAGCACAAGGAGGAGGTGTAAGTGGAACGGAGGTTGTTCTGACTGATGTATCACCAACAGCATCTACTGGAGGTGGTGGAATGACTGGAGGAGGCGGTGGTGGTGGATATTAACCTTTATATTCTTACTAAGATTAACATATACAAAAAATGATATCAACAGATTTAACCAGAGTTCAAATACAGAGTATAGTTGAGTCTCAACTTCCTTCTTTTGTACAGACTGATTTTCCCTTATTAGGAGAATTCTTACAGCAGTATTATGTTGCTGAAGAGGCTCCTACTGCTTCTGCTGATGTTTTACAAAATATAGATCAATATGTTAAATTAGTTACTTTAACTACTAATTCTGATAGTACTCAATTAAGAACTGATATTAATCAGGCAGCTACTGAAATTCCTGCATCTTTTGATTTAGAGCAAGGTCTTATTGGTACATATGAGTTTCCTGAAAGATTTGGGTTAATTAAAATAGATGATGAAATCATTTTATATGAAGAAAAAACAAGTAGTTCATTTAAAGGGTGTATTAGAGGATTTAGTGGAATAACTGCTTATAATTCACTTCATAGTGACCAATTAACTTTTTCAGAATCAAATATTCAAGCACATACAGTTGGTGCAAAAATAGTAAACTTAAGTGCGTTATTATTTGCTAGATTTTTAATTAAAATCAAAGGTTTATATTCTCCTGGTTTTGAAAATAGACAATTAGATGATGATTTGAATCAAAGACTTTTTGTTTCTAGGGTAAGAGATTTTTATCAGTCAAAAGGAAGTGATGAATCATTTAGAATCCTTTTTGGGGCTTTATATGGAGAAGATTGTGAAGTATTAAGACCAAGAGATTTTCTTTTTAGACCATCTGATGCCGATTATAGAATGGGCAAAAATATGGTGGTCGAATCTATATCTGGCGATCCTTCAAAACTTTTAAATTGTACTTTATTCCAAGATGCATATCCAAATTACGGAATAACCAAAGCTTTTGCTCCAATTGCCAATATTGAGAAAATAACTGATAATGAAAAAGATTTTTATGAGTTTTCAACTGATTATGGATACTCTGCAGATATCTCTTTAAGGGGAAATGTGTATGGAGAATTTTCTGCCCATCCTATTACAAAAATAGTAACAAAAGTTTCAAGTGGTGCGAGTGTTATTGACGTAGACTCTACAATTGGGTTTCCTCCATCAGGTGAATTAGTAACAACTTATAGTTCTGGTATCATAGGTATATTAACATATCGTTCTAAGTCTATAAATCAGTTTTATGGGGTAGGAGTAGCTAATACTAGTATTATTGGTATAGGTAGTGAGGATTCTGTCAATTTAAAAGAGAATATTAGATTAAATGTTCATGCATATGCATATGTTGGTGTTGGAACCACAACTAGAGTTGATGTAAGAATTGGAAATGTTCTTTCTCAACCAATAGTTAGTAGAGATACTTATTATTATGATAAAAATGATGTTGCAAAAGTAGAAAGTTTAGGAATTACTACATCTGGACCAAAAGTAGATAATTGGTTCTATAATTTAGCTGTTAAGTATGATATAGAATCAGTAACTTTAGTAGATGAATCAGACTTTACTTATAATATTGTAACTAAGGATAAAAATAATTTAAAAGTTGGGGATAAAGTTGTTATTACCGATATTCAAGGAAGTACTCAAGATTCTTCAGTTGTAGAACTTACTAGTGAGTATAGTTTTTCTGTTAAAGGTCAGGGTCGTATAGTTAGTGCTAGTTCTACTGTCGAAAGAAAAATATTAAGAAGTAAAGTTGATGTTAATCTTAAAGAATATCAATATGTGAATGATTATCTTGCAGATGTTCAAAATGTGTATTTAAAATTTAATAATGATCTTTTGGTTGCCTCTTCTTCTATTCCAAATTATGAAAATGCTCCTTTAGACTTTAATGATAGAACACTTACCTTAACTGGTAGTTATAATGGAGATACTTTTAGTTTCTTAGGTATAGAGGATCATGGATATTACACTGGAGATGCAGTTTATTATGATTCCTTTGTTACTGAAGAAGAGGATTTTTTAGGAAACAAAGTTCAAACTATCAGTAAATTTCCTCAGATAGATGCTGGAGTTTTCTATGTAAAGAGAGTTAATGCTAACCAATTAAAACTTTCTTCCAGTAGAACTAATATTGATAATGATCAATTTATTTCAGTATCTGGTATTGTTACTTCAAATACTTTAAAACCTTTTGATTTTCAAGGTAAAAAAGTAGATAATCAATTATTACTTAGGGAAATAAAGTCTCCTAACCCTAAAGCTGGTGAGTTTATAACTGAACCAGGAAATAGAACAGGTATATTAGTTAATGGCGTTGAAATTTTAAATTATAAAGCAAAAGATACTGTTTATTATGGAACTATTGAAAAAATTGATGTAACTTCTGGAGGAAGGAATTATGATATCATCAATCCTCCACTTTTACATTTGGAAGATAATGTAGGTTCAGGTGCAACAGGTATATGTGCAGTTAAAGGTACTTTAAGTGAGATTGCTGTTGAGGATAGTGGATATGATTATACATCTGATCCTATTGTTACTATAACAGGTGGTAATGGTACAGGTGCTCAAGCCTTTAGTAATACTATTTTTAAACATCATGATGTTGAATTTAATTCTATTGGTTTAGGTACTGATAGGTCAGATCGTGTTATTTTAGAATCTGATACAATAGGATTTTCTACTTTCCACAAATTTAAAAATGGTGAAAAAGTAGTTTATAAGACAAATGGTGGAGTTGCTGTAGGAGGACTGTCTACTGATTCCATTTATTATGCACATACGGTAGGTGTGTCTACAATAAAACTGTATACTAATCAAACAGAGGCTATTAAGGCAGGTGTAAATACTGTTTCTTTAACAAGTTTCGGAGAAGGGGTTCATCAATTCCAAACATTTGAAAAGAAAAGAATTATATCTAGTATTTCAGTTGTAAACAGTGGATCTGGATACGAGAATAAGAAAAGAGTTATAATTTCAGATGCAGGAATTAGTAGTTCTCTTAATCAAATATACATTGAAGATCACGGATATAAATCAGGAGAAATTCTTCAATATTCCTTTACAGGACCTAAAAAAGATTGTATTGGAGGTATAACTTCAAATACTGATTATTATGTTACTGCGGTTGATGAAGATAATTTTAAATTATCAAGTGTAGGGGTAGGAACTACTGCAAAAGACCATTATTATAATACAAAACAATATATTGGATTCTCTTCAGTTGGATTAGGTACAGGACAACACTCATTTAACTATCAACCTATTACAGTGACCTTAAGTGGTCAAATTGGAGTTGTTACTGCTACTGGTCAAGATTTTAGTGCTAAAATTCAACCTTTATTTAGAGGATCTATTGAGTCGGTACAAATTACTAATAATGGTTCTGCATATGGTTCTGCAGACATTTTAAATTATGATAATCAACCTTTATTTGATGTAAAAGCAGGAACTAATGCAGAGGTTAGTGTAGTTATTGATAATGGTAAACTTAAAGAAGCTGTAGTAACTAATGAAGGATTTGGATACGATGCTCCACCTACATTAACTATCTTTAGTGACGGATCTGGTAGTTATGGTAAATTAGTTCCTGTTGTCCGTGATGGTAAATTAGTAGATGTTAGAATAGCTAATGCTGGTATCGGATATACGGGTAATATCATTGTGGGAGTTCGACCTAGTGGTTTGAATGCCCAATTCAGAGCTCGTATTAAAACATGGACTGTTAATTTATTCCATAAGTATCTTGATATTATTTCTGTTGATGATGGAATTTTAGATCCCGCTGTAAATACAGATTTGGGAATACAATATACTCATTTATATACACCTCGAAAATTAAGAGAATCAGTATACGTTAGAAACCAAAATAATGATGTAAAATATGGTCTTTTTGATTTAGAGAAAGTTAATGATCAGGAAGTCGCTACAGAGTACCATTCTCCCATTGTAGGGTGGTCTTATGACGGATACCCCATATATGGTCCTTATGGATATACAAGACGTGAGGGTGGCGTTGTACGGGCAATGAAGTCAGGATATAAATTAACAACTTTAGCTAATAGACCCTCTATATCCGATTTCCCTCAAGGATTTTTCGTTGAAGATTATGTATATGATGGTTCAGGTGATTTAGATGAGCATAATGGACGTTTTTGTGTAACCCCTGATTATCCAAATGGTACGTATGCATATTTTACTACAATTAACCCTACTCTTATTGAAAACTCAGGGCCTTTTAACAAATATAGAATTCCTGAATTCCCATATGTGATTGGGAATACTTTTAAATCAGAACCTAATCCATTTAATGCTGATACAAAATCAAATCAAATCGATTATAATTTAGAAAATACAGAATGGTTTAGAAATACTACTCCTTATTCTTTAAATAAAAATAGTTCTTATTATGATTTCTTATTTCAACCTACTAGAGATCATGATTTTAATGTAAATGTAACTAATGTTTCTACTGGGGATATTCAATCTGTTGGTATTTTAACAGGTGGAAAGAATTATCAAGTTAATGATAAAATACTTTTCCAACCTTTAATAGGTGCTCAAGAAGCTAAGGCTAAAGTTTCTGCAGTTGAAGGGGTAAATGTTACTAACGTTAGTGTTGCCTCTAGTACCGTCAGTGAATTAGAGATTATTCCTTTTGATGCTAGTGGAAAATATGTCGCTATTTCTACTTCACCTCATAATTTTGTAAATAATGATTTAGTATCTCTTTCAGGATTTAATACTTCCATCAGTTCTCTGCAAGGGGGATTTAGTATTGGTGTCAGAACCGAATCTCTTTCATTAACAGGCGGCGTAAGCACTACAGGAGTTACTGGTATAGTTACTTACTTTAAGGTTGCTGGATCTTTAGGTATTGACTTATTATCAATAGGAGAAAATGATATTCTTGGAATTGGTACAGAAAAAGTAAAAGTATTGACAGTTGATGAAAAAAATTCAAGATTAAGAGTATTAAGGGCTCAAAATGGAACTATATCTGTTGCCCACACAGCAACTTCAATTATAACTGAAGATTCTAGAAAATTTACTTTTGATACCACTCCTCAAAATGACATAACTTTTGAATCTACTGAAGAAATTTATTTTGAACCCAAGGAAGCCGTAGGATTAGGTACTCTTACTGGAGTTGGAATAGGAACTACTATTTTCTTCTCTAATCCTGGTGCAGGACTAACACAAGTTTATATTCCATCACAATCTATTTTCTTACCAGACCATAAATTAAATACTGGTGATCTTTTAAGATATAGAACTAATAGTGGGGATCCTATTGGAGTTTCTACTGATGGTACTACATCATTTAATTTACCAAATGAGTCTAGAGTATATGTTGGAAAAATTTCTAATAATCTTATTGGTATTTCTACCTTTAGAGTGGGACTTGGAACTACTGGTACTTTTGTAGGAATTGCTGATACTAATAAGACAGGAGGATTACTAAGATTTACTGGATTAGGAACTGGTGTATACCATAGTTTTAAAACTATAAAAGATTATGTGGTTACTGGAGAAGCAAATAAAAATGTAGTTACTGTAGCTACGGCATCTACTCACGGTTTATCATTAGGTGAAGAAATAATCATGAATACTCAACCAGGTATTCATACAAATATCGTGGTAAAATATAATGACTTTAATAGAAGAATGGTTTTTGATCCAAAATCATTCGTTGCAGGGGATGTTGATGTCACTAATAATACAATTACAATTACTAATCATGGATTAAACGACGGTGATAAAGTAATTCATACAGCATCTACCTCTTCAGGAGGATTAGAAGATGAGAAAATTTATTATATTGTTAGACAATCTAAGAATAAAGTAAAACTTTCTTTAAGTAGATTTGAATCTTTAGAATTTACTCCAGAAATAGTTAATATAACATCTGCTTCTGCAGGTACTCTTTCTCCTATTAATCCATCTTTAGATTTTTATAAGACTAACACAGTTAAGTTTAATTTGTCAGATCCTTCTTTATGTTCTTTTGTTGGATTAGCTTCTTATTCAGCATTTAATTTAGATTTATATACTGATAGGGATTTTGAAGATGTATTTTATTCCACTCGTACAACTAATACTTTTGAGGTATCTAAAACTGGTACAGTAGGAATTTCTACAGATGCAGGTCTGACACTTGTAGTTAATGATAGTCTTCCTGAAGCATTATTTTACAAATTTACTCCAGTACAGGGAGATACAATTTCAGATATTAAAAAAGAACTTATTATTGATAAAGAAGTTGTTGGGTATAATCAAATAGATGTAAAAGACAGTGTTTATTCAGGATCTTTTGGTATAACGGGTATTGGTACTACAACTACTTTTACATATAATGTATTATCTGATTTAGAGAAAGGTTCTTATAGTCTTTCTGAAGCAGAATTAAAGTATTCTACCAGTTCTACCTCAGCTTATGGTCCTATAGCAGATATTGCAATACAGTCTAAGGGTAATTATTATTCTGAAACTGTAGGAGTATCTTCTATTGTAACGGGTATAGGTACTGGTGCTATTCTTGAATCTAGTAGTGACACTATTGGAAAAATTAATTCGACTCAGATTCAGAATATTGGATTTGATTTTCCTACTGATACTACATTAAGACCTGTTCTTAATCTATCTGAAGTTCTTATAATGGAACCATTAAATTCCTTAAGTGAAATAGGAATTACTTCTGTAGGTAAAAATTACACTATAGCTCCTAATTTAACTGTATTAGATGGACTAACGAAAAAAGAAGTTAAGGATGCTCACTTATCTTATAATGTTGGAGATTCCAAAGTAACTATTCTTGAAAATACTAAGAGTATTAATGATATCACACCTATTATTATACCAACATCTAATGTAAATGGTATTGAAATAAAGACTATATCATATGATATGTCTACTAAAAATGTTACCATTGGATTAAACACTGCCTTTAGTGATGAGTCTCCATTAGTTGTAGGAGATAAAGTTTTAATTGAAAATGTAAGTGTTGGAGTAGGAACTACAGGAACTGGATTTAATTCACTCAACTATGAATATTCATTATTCCCTCTTACTGATGTTAATATTCCCTTAGGTGGAGGTGTTGGTGTTGTTACTTATAGTTTAGATGGATATTTGAGAGAAGGAGAATTTCCTGGTAATTTTGATGTATTAAATTCAGCTGGAATAATTGTTCCTGAAAAGTATTTCCCTCAATTTGATATTAAATTGAGGAAAAATAATTTCTTAAGAGGAGAAGAAGTTCAATGTGGAGAAAAAGTTGGTGTAGTAGAAAGTTGGAATAATCGTATTGAACTATTAAAATTATCATCAGCCACTGAATTTGATGTTAGTGATGTTATTGTAGGAAAAACCTCAAGTACTCAAGGAACAGTTAAATCTAAGATTGATTTTAATGCAGAAGTTAAAGTTGCTGCAGGATCAGTTGTTCAAAATGGTTGGATGAAAGATACTGGATTCTTAAATAACAGTCTTGAAAGACTACCTGACAATAACTACTACCAGTATTTTTCATATTCTATCAAATCTAAAGTGGATATGAATACTTGGGATGAAGCGGTTGATACTCTTAATCATCCTTCAGGGTTCATGAAATTCAGTGATATGATTGTAGAGTCTACGCAGGAAACGGAAAAGTCTATTATTGCGAATAATAGTGATTTGGTGGCATTTTTGAATTTAGATAGTGAAATAAGGATAGATACTTATCCTAGTTTTGATTTAATTACAGAAAATTCTTTGAGTATTAATGATGATAGATTAGCATCTAATCAAATTTTCTTTAATTCAAGAATATTAACTGATTACTATGAATCAGTAGGTAATAGAGTTCTTGTTATTGATGATATTAGTTCACAATTCAATAGTGAACCAAGATCAACAAGATTTGGTGTTGCCGACAGTTTTGATATTGAACAAACTTATAAAAAATTCTTTACTCTTGTTAAAGATAAGACTTTCACTGGCGAACGTCAATGTATGTTCGTGAGTCTTTTACATAATGGTTCTAGTGGATTTATCAATCAGTATGGCCGAGTTGAAAGTGTAAGTGATCTGGGAAGTTTTGATTTTGATGTTAGTGGAAATCAAGGACGACTTCTTTTCTATCCAACAAAATATCAAGTTAATGATTATAATGTAAGTGCAGTTAGTTTTGATATTGTTGGTCTAAGTACAGTTGCAGGAATAGGATCTACTACTTTAGGAAGTTCTGTTGATATTAAATCAACTCAAGTATCTGTTGCTGAAGGAACCACTACTAATCTTGTTGGTATTGGTTCTACCTATAGAAGTGCAAAGATTTTAGTTCAAATTGATGCTGATAATGGAATGAGGGAAGTGGATGAATTGAATATCCTTCATGATGGTACAACAGTAGAACTTTTAGAGTATGGTCAAGTAACAACTGTATTTGATGAAGATTATAGTGGAACAGGATTAGGAACTTATATCGCATCAATGTCAACTGGTCCTCTTAATATTGATTTTGTTCCTAATGCAGGTGTTGCTTGTACAGTAGATACTTTAACTATTGCTATGGCAGCTGCTAATACGGGAGCTGGTGGAACTGGTATTGGAACTGTATATCTTGGTGATGGTATTTTTGATACTGCATTTGTAGATTCAGCATTTACGGCAATTCCATCTTCATCTTCACCACTTGCCCATAAAATTGCTGAATATGAGATCAATAATGATTCTTCCATTAATGATCATAATGCTGCATATTATTTACTTAGTGTAGAAGATACAACTAATAATGTTTATGAAGTATCTGAAGTAATTGTCTTAAATGACAGTTCTGAAGCATACATCACTGAGTATGCAAGTATTCTTAGTGCTGGTGCAGGAATAGGAACTGTAGGAGCTGCGGTTTCAACTTCTACTTCTCATACTCAGTTAATGTATACTCCGAATGCAGGTATTGCTGCATCAGTTCGTGTATTCCAGATGGGTCTTGAAATTGCTGCCAGAAACGATGACAGAGATACAGTTAATAAGATAGATTTAACCAATGCTTCTATCAGTGTAGGTTATGGAGATTATACGGGTACAGAAACAGATGTTCTTAGAGCATTTAATTTACAACATAAGGGAAGAAATATTTTCCAAAGAGATTTTGATGGTAGTGACTCAACAGTTGTTAATTTAACTAAGAATACGGTTACCATTCCAGAGCACTTCTATGTTACTGGTGAAGAAGTTCAATATTCATATCCTACAGATGGAAGTCCTATTGGAATTGCTACCACGACTATTCCTGGATATGGATCTACTACTCTTTTACCCTCAACAACTTATATTGTTAAAATTGATGAACGTACTATTAAGTTTGCTAAGAGTGCAGAAGATGCATTAAAAGCCGTTCCAAATATTTTACATCTATCAGCAGTTGGTAGTGGGGTTGCACATACGATAACATCACAAGATCAGAATACAAAATGTTTAGTTGCTCTTGATAATGCAATTCAATCTCCTATTGTTGCAACTGCTGTTACTACAGGAATAACTACTCAATTATCTTTGGGTGCGAAGGTTCTTGAAACTGTTGGTGTAACTTCATTCTTTAGTGGTGATTTGGTTAGGATCAGTGAAGAAATAATGAAGATTAATACTGTGGGTTATGGAGCTACAAATAATATTCTTGTAGATCGTGGTTGGATGGGAACTAATATTGGAGTTCATACGGCAAATTCAATTGTAAGTAAAATCCAA